TGGCACCTCAGGTTTCTTATTGTTTTGGGTTGTTTTCTTCGTGTTTGTTGGTCTTCTTCGTTCATGTGCCGACGAGCAACACGTCAACGAACTCAAAGCAAAACAGAACATGTATGTGCGTGTTCAGGTTGAGGAGTAACAACTCATGAATATGTTCGCTAAACCTGAGTTGCTCTGCCCTAGCTTTCCTACTTGGATTTGTCTAGCGACATTCAAGTAGAAGGCGAAACGGTTTATTTCGACCTTACTTGGGGCTGCAATGTTCTTAACTGCCAGATCAAAGCTGAGTCATCTTTCGATACTCGCGAAGTAAATGACCAGTTCAGTGAATGTGCACGTGATCAGCAATATGAAGTCCTTACAGTAGACACAAGAACTCATGCAGTAGTCACTGATAAAGACGGCATTGAGTCACCAGTTGGACTACGTTTTCAGCTCACAGAAGCTCAAGTAAACAGCTTAAACGAGCAGCTTAAATACTACGCCGAAGAATTGGCAGATGAAGAGTTGAGAGGTGGGTGATGGAGTGGATTAGTGTTGAAGATCAAATGCCTGAACCATTGCGCAATGTCCTTGTTTTGATAAATGCAAATTCAGCAAAAAACCAAAATCAGATGGTCGCCAACTTTGTGCCTAAGTTCACTGAGGAAAGTGGTTGTGATGAATGGTCAGAATATTGTTCTGAAAAAGATATGCACTTTGTGCCTGAAGGTTGGTATGGCAATACCGCATATATGGGTGATGAATATTCTAGTTATTTCTTAGATGAGAAAGTAACCCACTGGATGCCACTACCAGAACCACCAAAGAATTAGGAGAAGATTATGAATAACCGCATGTCAAAAGAAGATTTTTTATCAGTTTTAAGTGGCTTGTTTGACTGTCATACAGGTAGTGACCATTTCGATGAAGAAGCATGGCTTGAGTGTTGGGAAAATGGCGAAGACCCAGTAGCAGCATTCTACGATGAATATCCTGAATACGATGAGCTTTAAGGAGAAGATTATGAATGCGCCAGTAGAAGTACAACCAAATTTACCAATGAATGCTCAAACATCTTCATTGATTCTTGACCCTCAAGCGATGCAAAACATGGTGGCATTTGCTGACTTCATGTGTAAGGCAGTTATTACAGTACCAAAGCATTTACAGGGTAATTCTGGTGACTGTTTAGCAGTAACTATGCAAGCAATGCAATGGGGTATGAACCCTTTTGCAGTTGCTCAAAAGACACATTTAGTAAATGGCAACTTGGGTTACGAAGCTCAACTAGTTAATGCTGTGATTATTGCTCGTGCCCCTATCGTTGGTCGTCCTAACTTTGAATGGTATGGCGACTGGTCAAAAGTGGATGGTAAAACATGCAAGGCTCATGACATTGGCGTGCGTGTATGGGTCACTATTAAAGGTGAATCAGAGCCACGTATCCATGATGTTTCGTTTGCTCAAGTAGGCACAACACGTAATTCACCAAACTGGGTTAATGACCCTAAACAGCAGATTGCATATTTGGCTACTAAGAAGCTAGCTCGTCTCCACTTCCCTGATGTGATTTTAGGCGTCTATACAGAAGATGAATTAGTTGATCATGAAGAGTTTATACCTGCTTCAAGAACTGTGAACTCAACAGATTTAGAGGGCTACCAAGCCTTTGAAGATGAGCATTTACCTACACTTAAGTCAGAAGCTCAATACGGTACTGAACGTCTGCAAGCTGCTTATGTAGCCATTCCAAAAAGCAACTTTAAAAAGCATTTGTGGGAAACGCATTCAATTAGCTTAAAAGAAATTGCTCAGTTTGCTGATCAAGCATTACAGCGCCAAGGAGAAACTTATGAACATTCTCCAGCGTAGTGAAGATTGGCATTCGGAACGCTGTGGCAAAGTCACAGCAAGCCGAGTTAAGGATTTAAATGCAAAGCCTAATAAGGGCAAAGCTTTAAATGCATTGGGTTTAACTATTCTAGCTGAGCGCCTAACTGGCGTTCAGAAGGAAATCCCAACTAATTCAGTAATGCAATGGGGTATCGACAACGAGCCTCATGCAATCGCGGCTTATGAAAATGAAACGGGTAACTTTGTAGTTGGAACAGGTTTAATTGACCACCCTTTCATTGAAATGTTCGGCGCGTCACCGGACGGGCTTGTTGGTGATAAAGGTCAGATCGAAGCTAAATGTCCTGATACCACAACGCATTTGAATACTCTTCTTACTAAGCAAGTTCCGGATGAGTACATTCCACAGATTACAAGTCAATTGTCTTGTACTCGTCGTGAATGGTGTGACTTTGTGAGTTATGACCCACGTCTGCCAGAAGGACTACAGATCATTATTATTCGCGTCTTTGCTAAAGACTTGGCTATCGAAGCATTAGAGCAAGATGTTCGTAAATTCAACAAAGCTATAGATGACGCAATTAAAACTTTGAAGGTGGCAGCATGAACGACTTAGAAATAAACGGATATAAGATTTTTACAAATCCTGATGAAGCTGTTTATGCAGCTAAATCAAAAGAAGATGTCTATAACTATTTCGTTGAAAACTATGGCTCTACTGAAGAATGCCAAGATGAATCAAAAGAACAATTTATTAATAACTTGAATGAGGTTGAGCTTGATAGTGACTGTGCTCAGAGAAACCGAGAGTGGATTAATGAAGATACAGGGATGATTTCAACATCATCCTACTATCAAGAATATAAACATGTTGCTTCTAAAGATGAAGGAACAGAAGTAATCGCATTTTTAGTCTGGTGAGGGCAGCAGCATGACAGATTTGAATAAGGAAAGAGAGGCGTTTGAAAGATTGCCTTTGGCTGAATTAGCAATCAAAAGTGAATATGTTTATTACAACGAAGAAACAAATTCATATTGGCCTAATGAGGATTTTTGCCCTAGCGATGCTCCTGAAACAATGAACTTTGCTTGGGAAGCATGGCAAGAAAAAGCCAAAGCTCAGGCGGTGCAACAATCTTTTGAGATTGGTCGTCTTCAAGATCGAATCACTGAATTGCTTGATGAAAGACAAGATTTGTATGCACAGATTAATAATGATCAGGCGGTGCCAGAGTGGATTTCTGTTAAAGATAAATTGCCAGAAATTACTGATGCTAGTGTTTTAGCTCACTTCCAAAACGGCTCAATTGAAACAGTTCATATAGAAGATTGGTTCAAAGATATAACAGATGGGCTTGATGAAGATGGCAGGCAGAAATATACGAAGTGGTATTTAAAAGCTTCAAACACCATTACTCATTGGGCGCCTTTGCTAATGCCACCGATCGAAGCGGAGAATTAAAGATGAGCAATAAAGAACAAATTCAAAAAAACCTTGAAAGATTAATTTCTGCTGAGTTAAGAAGGTTTACCCGAGAAACAGGGGAAGTGGTAGATGAGCTTTATGTCTTCCCACAAGAAGACAAGGATGATGGCGATACCTATTACGACATATTTGTTGAGTTTCTTGAAAAAGATGAAAGTAACGCAAGCAAATCGGGAGCTGAGGGATGAGTAGATTACACACATTAGTCGACAAGGCTTTTAAAGATGGTGGTCTCGATTTGCGCACATTGATGGAATCATTTGATGTGCGATTTGGAAATCTAAGTCTTGATGATGTTCGTTTTATTGAGTCGGAATGCCGAGAGGTTCGCCAAAAGTTTGAAGATGCAGAAAAGGTCGATTGCTACAAAACCAGAGAATTGTTTTGGCTTGGCTTTGATGATACCGCTTACTTCTCATTAGATGAGATTGATTTAGTGAAGAAGCTAGCAAATGAAATGATCTCAAAGGGTAATTTCTTTTTTGAAATTAAAAAGATTCGTATCTCTCAAGCTGTTTTAGAAGGTCATATTAAAGATCGCAAACAGTGGGAGAAAGATGATAAAGCGGAAAGTAAGGAGGGGTGAATGGAGATTGATCGTCGTGTACGTGCTAAAGAGTTTATGATGCTAATGTCTATTGGCCGCACTAAATTCTATCGCATGATTAAGAATGGTGAAATTCCTCAACCTATCAAGGTAAGTGACAAAGAGGTATTTTGGCACGAATCTAGTGTTAAGAAAGTTGTCGAAAAACACAAAGATAATTCTGATATGATAGCCTGCTAATTGCAGGCTTTCTTTTAAGTCGAGTGTGTTTAAAAACGGGTAATTAAACGGGTAACACTCTAGCCATTTAGAATTTAATTGATCATTTTCAAAAGGTTAAGATGAACAAGATAGTTGTAAAGAAACATAATGGCGGAACCATCGCACAAAATAAACGTGCCCGTCATGATTATTTTATCGAAGAAAAATTTGAAGCTGGCATGTCTTTACTCGGCTGGGAAGTAAAGTCTTTACGTGCTGGTCGTATGAGTTTGACAGAAAGTTA